CTAAACAGTTGTTGGAGTATGGTAGAGATAATTTTAGCAATCAGAAACTTACAAATACAACAACTTCTGTGGATACTGTATATATATCAAGCTCCAAAATTGGGAAAATAGATGTATATCCTGCAAATGATTTTAATAAACTTGTTGAAAATGGAAAAGTTGTAATGACAAAGATTGCATATAATGAAAAGGTCTTAGCACCGATGACTAAGGGGGAAAAAATAGGAGTTGTTACTATATATATCAATGATAAAGAAGTTGGTCAAGTGGATGCTATAGTAAATGAAGATATAAAAAAGGCTAATATTTTTGTTAGATTTATTAGATTTATCAGTAATTTATTTGGTGTTTAAGAATAAAAGGATATAATAAAATAAAAGATGTATACTGAGGTTCCAATTTAAACAAAAATATTGACAAATAGATTATATTAGTGTAAAATCCAATATTGTAAGTAAAATCATTATTTCAATTAATATTTCTTAATATGCATCTGTAGCTCAGTAGGATAGAGCGGTGCCCTCCTAAGGCATGTGCCGGAGGTTCGATTCCTCTCAGGTGCACCAATTTCAGTGGTTGCAAGGTTTTAAAAAGATTTATAAATGTTATTTAACTCTTTTTTAACTCTTTAGCGCTATAATAAAAAAATCAAGGAGATAATTCACCTTGATTTTTTTAGTTAAAAGCTATATCCAAAACAGATAATGCATCTGCTTTTGTATCCCCTAAAACATGTATATAGATTTCTGTTGTTTTTATAGAACTGTGTCCTAATAATCTTGATACGGTAACAATATTTACACCATTTTTCAGTAAAGTTGTTGCAAAAGTGTGCCTGAGTGAATGGAATTTTTTATAAGGAACACCAGCCTTTTTTAGAAGTCTAGTCCATGATCTTCTTAAATTTTTAGCATTGATGTATTTTCCTTTTAATGAGGGGAATAGCAAGTTGTTTTCCATATACGCTGGACCAAGTTTTAATCTTTCCTCCATCAGTAATTTATTTAACTCTTTTAACTCTTTTTTGAGTGTGGAGTTTATATAGGAGTCTCTTGTAGAATTTTTTGTTTTCGGTTTAGTAAGTTTTAATTCATAATGATGTGTATTTTTATCATCGTATATCTTAACTGTTCTTAGAGTTTTATTAACTTTAATTTTATCTTCGATTATGTCATTTTCTTTATCTAATGCTAATATTTCACCCTCACGTAGCCCAGTTAACAATGCAAACATCATTATATATCTAATTTTTTTATGCCCTGCTGCAGTTTTAAGTTTTTCAATCTCTTCTTTGCTAAACACTTCTACCTTTTCCATGTCATCATCTTCTATTTCATCCTCTGGAGGTTTTGGAAGTTTCAATCCCCTTAGTGGGTTTCTTATGATATACATTTCAGATTCAGCATATTCAAAAAATTTATTTAAGAATTTATGAAGGCTCTTAATTTGCGATATCGACTTTCCTTCATCCAATAATTTATTATAATGTTTTTGTATTATAAGTTTTTTAATTTCAGATACTGGATTCATTGCAAATGATTCATTTTGTACGTAATTTCTATAAACACCCTCATCTCTTTCAAATGTAGATGATTTATTTCCATTATACCTTTCAATCTCCCATAACCAAGTATATATTGCATGAACCAATGATTGTTCCGATAAGTCAGGATTTATCCCGTTTTTTAATTTATCCTTATAATCATCTTTCTTTTGTGTAGCTTCTCCTTTGTTCTTTCCATAAAATATTTTCTTAAGAGGCATACCATTTTCATCTTTGCCTATAGTTAAAGATGTCTTAGCATAATCATATCCATTTATAGTTACATTTGTCTTTGGTTTTCTGGCCATTTTATTACCTCCGTTTTTTGGGTATAAAAAATAATCCTTGCAGCTACAAAGGACTATGAGGTATAATATACGTGATAGAGACGCATTTAGTCGTTTGTGGCAAGTGTATCTTAATAGTACCTAGTACGCCAATACTGGGTGCTATTTTTTTATTCCTCATAATTATATTTACATACAGTTAACGGACTAAAATATATACAATAATTATCCTCTTCTGCATATAGACCATATTTGTTTTGGTAATACTGTAATGCTTCTTTTAAAAAATATTCTGTAACATCTAAATAATATGCTAGTTCATAAAAATTTACTATACCTTCTTTAGAAGCATTTATTAAACTTTTAAAAGGTACTAGCTTTTCATACGACCAATTCCTAGCTTTTAGTTCTTGCTTACGATTAGAAACATTTTTCACGTCTAAAATGTTACCTGTAGTAGTATAATGATGTCCCAATTCTTCTATGAGAATACATTTCTTTTCTGTATCCGTTTGTATTTTAGAATTAATAGAAATAACATTATCCGCATAAAGTCCCTTCAAACCACCTCTAAAACTAACTTCCATTACTTCTATATTGTCATCACCAGCAGCTTGTACTAATTGTTCATATGTCATAGGCTATTATTCCTTGTTTTTTCTTTTACTAAGTACATATCTTTTAAAATTTTCTATATCTTCTAACTCTTCTTCTGTGTATTCTTCTCCATCATGGTGAGCTGCTATGGTATATACTTCTGGCTCTTCTTTTATATTTCTTTCTGTTACCTTATCATCAGCTAAAAAATCAAGACTGCAATTGAAATATTCTGCTAATTTTCTGAGAGTAGATAATTTAATATTTTCAGTCCCTTTTTTATAAAATCCGTCAATTGTAGTATAAGGGATGCCAGTTTCTTTGGATAATTGATTTATATTTTCTATGTTTTTTTCCTTCATTAAAATTTCCAGTTTATTTAAGAATGTCACTTTTAATACCTCCAACAGATTTTATAATTTATTTAATATCATTATAATATAAAACTTCTACGTTGTAAAGAAATATTTTACCCTAAAGCGTAAAAAAGGCATTGACAATCTACCATGCAGGGTATACAATAAGGAAAAGTTACCCCACAGGGTAAGAAAAGAGGTGATTAAATGTTTATAAATCTAAAAATTGAAATGCTAAAGAAGGGGGTTACCGTAAAAGTTTTATCAGAAAAAATAGGTGTTTCGTGTAAAACTTATTCAAACAAAATGAATGGTTCTTCTGAATTCACAAGAAAGGAGATGTATACAATTAGAGATGAAATTTTTCCAGATAAGTCTATTGAATATCTTTTTACAATGAATAGTAATGCTAAGACAAACACACCAGAATACAAAAACTAAGAAAGGAGACCGAAATGGAGGATACAAAAATTGAAGATATTCTAAAAAATCAATTAGAATTGTTATCTGAATGCTCAAAGCATTGCGAAAATAATAATTTAGCAGATATAACCCTCGCAATGCTTGAAGTATGTCGTTACTTAGAACCAAATCTTATTTAGGCTTTTTAGTTGATTTGGTCTGTGATAAAGCACTCGCAGCAACACTTTTAGATTTATCGCTGTAACGATTATCTTTTAATATGCTAGAAGCTTTAGATGCGACAGATTTACTTGTTTGTTTGTTATTAGCCATTATTTTACACCTCCTTTTTATACTGTGTTAATTTAGCAATTAAATTATACCACAATATATGGAAGGGTAAAGGTAATTTTTATGAGAATATGGTTTAGAAATTTAAGAAAAGAAATGAATTTAACACAAACTCAATTAGCACAATTGGTTGGATTTGACTACAGATTAATTAGCAAAATTGAAATGGGTGGAAGTATAAAAGTAGCAACAGCAAAGCAAATATCAAAAATCTTAAATATAGACTGGAAAAAATTCTATGAAGACTAAATTACAAGGAGGTTTTGCAAATGCCAAACGCATATTTAATTAGCATACCAAAAGCAGCAAAGGAATTTGGAATAGGCAGGGATAAATTATACGCTCTATGTAATTCAGACCCTACAGTTCCCATTATAAAAGTTGGAGAATTTACAAAAATTAATAGACCGCTATTTGAGGAATGGCTTGACAAAGCTACAAAAGATAAAAAGCAGTTGTAATGGAGGAAAGTTAAATGTTTGATTTTAACAGAATAAAAGGAATAGAAAGATTTTCTCCAGCACTAAGATAAAAATTCGAACAAACAGCAATAGCACATATGGACAGCATAGGTAAAGACGAAAGAGCAGCATATGAACCATCAAGTGTAAAGTATGATCTTAAGAAACATCAATTCGACGTTATAACAAAAGGAAATATGAAATTTTATTATAAAGATGGGAAGTGGTTCTAACGAAAGTACAAAGAAACATTATACTAGTTGCTTTACTTGCAAGTCTAACAATGCACCTGGTGTATGGCATCGAGGGAGCAAATCAGATTTATGAGCTGCAGTACAAGCTTGACCGCCAAGCAGCAATTATCCAGGACCGAAACGAGCAGATAGAAATTATGGATATGCTGCTGGATCAGCGAGTAGTATCTGAGATTAAACCTAAAAAGGTTTACGCAGGAGAGTTTGAAATTACATATTACACAGCAGGGCATGAAAGTACAGGTAAGAGTCCAGGACATCCAGCATACGGCATAACTGCATCAGGGACAACTGTAAAAGAGGGACAAACTATTGCAGCAGATTGGTCGGTATTAGAACCTGGCACTAAAGTATTCATTGAAGGTGTTGGCGAAAGGGTTGTAGAGGACACAGGCGGTTTGATAAAAGGTAATGCAATCGATGTGTACGTTGAAGACGTAGAAGTTGCCTTGACAAACGGAAGGCATAAAGCGGATGTTTGGATGGTGGAGGATAACAATGGCTAAAGTAAGAGGCAAATATTTTATTAATGACAATTACAAACAAAAAACTTTAATAATGCAATTAGTAACAGACAAATAGGGTTTTATTTGTTCATCATATACAGCAGATAATTTTAAAAAAGAAATTCAAGAAATAAAAAAATGTCCTGTAAGGTTAATTTGGACGCAGATTTTATAGGAGGAACAAACAATTGAACAAGAATAAAGCTTACTGGTCCATGATGGGTAACGAGCCAAGCGACGACGTATCGGCTCTAAGTCAAATGCGACTAAGACATAAAACGGAGCTATGTAAAATGATTGACCAGAGAAGGTGTTGACCGATTAGAGCTTGTTGATGATGAAACTGTGATTATACATTACATACCCAAATATGGACAGCAAACAAAAGTTAACATTGCTTGTGATAGTGCAATGTGCATTATCAGAGATATAGCAAGACAAATTTAAAATATTAAATCTTAGGAGGAAAAATAAATGAAATGGAATAAGGAACAGGAGCAACAATTAAAGGCATTATGCTTTGAAGAAAAATCTAATAAGGAAATAGCAACAATAATGGGTATTGACATTACTGACGTACATAGTGGTCGCAGCAGATTTGGTGTAACGGTAGCTAAAGTTTCAAATTTAAAAAATGTACAAGTCGTAGATCCTAAAGTCGGTAGACTAATTGAAGACATAGTTGCAGAGATTACTAAAGTTGAAAAAGCACAGGTTGAGGCTACTAAAAAGGTTTGGAAATGTACAGAAAGGTTAGAAGTTTTAAGAAAGGAGTTGGATGAAGTTAAATGAAAGAGTATGCGCTTTATAAGGGAGAAAATATATTAGCAATAGGTACCATTCCTTTTATAGCGAGAACGCTTGGAGTACAGAGAGAAACAATAACTTATTACAGAACTCAGGCTTATAAAAACAGGCTCAAAAGACGAAATGCGCTAAAAGGTAACGTTAGAATATTGGTTGAACTAAATGATGAAGAGGAGGTATAGAGGATGTGAAAGTTATTTGTACAATCCGTAACCTACCGTGGGACGCAAGCAAATACGTAAATGCAAATACTTACATATGTCCCTGGTGTTGTTGGAAGATTAAACACAATGTAAAAATCAAGTTAGGAGGTGAGAAGGCTGGAAAAAGAATCGATTTTTTGGAAACCACTTGCTAGATATAAGAAATATGAAATAGACACACAAGGAAGTATTAGAAATATAAAAACAAAGAAGATCATACAACCAACTCTAAAAAATGGAATATTGATAATAAGGCTGACAGGCGAAAACGGAATAAGGAAAGAAGAACGGGTACATAAACTTGTTGGAAAAACATTTCTTCCACTGCCAAAAACAGGACAATCTCTAAGACATATAAATGGATTGAGGACAGATAATTTTATAGGTAATCTTGAATATGTAAGCAAAAAAGAACTTGGCAAACTAACAGGACCCAGTTCAAGAAGAAAACCAGTAGTAAAAATTAGTATAGCCGGAGAAGAACTCGAGTTTTATAGTAGTGCGAGAGAAGCAGCGAAGCAAAACTATATGAGTTATCAAACTGTAACGAATTATTGCAATAAAAAAGCAAAAAAGAAAATTGCCCCTGATGGATATATTTACAAATGGGACAAGTAAAAGTTAGGAGGTAAGGAACATGGAAAGAAACTGCAAAACATGCACGTTTGACAAAGGTACCAAATGCAAAATTTTAAAAGAAAAAATACCTAACTGTTTCGCCTGGGCAGACGAGAAAGAATTACAAAGACGAGAGGATGATATAGAAAGATATACTGCATTATTTTACAGTGAATCATACTCAAGCCTAAAAGCATGGAAAATGAAAAAAACTAGAGAAGAAAATTTATTGAACAGAGGAGGCAAAAGTATCAAGGAAACACTCGATGAAGGATTCGAAAAATTGTACCAGCAAAGATTAAGCGATATGGATATTGGTAGAAGATTAAGTATCTCTGGAAATGAAGTGACTAAATACAGGCACACAAAAAAACTACCACCAACAAATAAAAAGACCGCTCCAGTGCAAATGGTAACGGT